AACGTGATCAGCTTGCTGGTGCCGACCGCCGCCGCGCTGAGCGTCACGATCCAGTTGCCGCTCTGGTTCTGCGAACTTTCGCTGGGGACAATGGCGCTGCCCGTGTCCACGGTGATGGTGCCGGCCGTCACGACCTTCAGCGCGTTCGTCGCGGGGAAGCCGTAGAACCACTCCCAGATGATGACGTCGGTGACGTTCACCACCCTGATATGCAGCGGCCGGAAGCCGACATTGACCTGGACCGCGTTGCCGGCCGAGGTGAAATAGCCCGACACGTCCTCTTCGATGCCGCCCGCCTGACGACAGTTGCCAATGAGCGTGCCGGGGCCGGTGTACGTCGCGGGGAACGCCGCGCCATGAATGGATGGATCGATGATGCTGGTGGTCATGGATGTTCTCCTGGAGAGGTAACTGAGTGGGTGCCTCCCACTCAGTGACTATGACGCCTACGGGCTATTAGGCGGTGCAGCCCTCTTCAAGACGAGCCATGTAGGCGTCCTGGAGGATGACGGTGGACGTCCACAACTTCCAGCCAACCGTGCCGCGCTGGCCCAGCGGGTCGCCGGGCGCGGGCTTCGGGTTGACGACCATCGGGGTCATGGATGACTTGCCCTTCAGCGGGACGATGCCGTATGCGTCGCGGCCGAAGATCAGGACCGGGTAGACGTCGATGCTGGTGCCCGAGGTGGACCGCAAGCCGGTCGAACCGACCGCGCCGCCCGCGTCCGTGAAGGGCGCGATGACCGTGCTGGTCAGATACCGAACCTGCTCGACCGCGCCGATCTCGCCCTCGAAGGGGCTGGTGTGCGGGCCGTAGGACGCAACGGGGACGAACCCGGTCATGCCACGGACGTCGCTTTCCAGGTCGGGGTGACACACCGCCATGTAGGCCGCCTCGACCGACTTGGTGTTGAAGTCCGGGTTGGACGCAACGACCTGCGTGATCTTCTTGGCGTTCTGGCGATTGAGGCCGGTGGTGACCCGGCGCTGATCGGTGAGCGTGATCGCCGTGACGATGCTGGTGCGCCCCGAGACGTTGCCACCGTACCAGACGTTGGTGCCGGCCTTGAGCACGTTGAAGCGCAGCGTCTCGACGGTAACCGCCGCCTGCTCGCCGAGAATATCCGTGGTCTGCTGGAGGATGGGGTCGGTGTGGGTGTCTTCGATGACGTCGGTGATCGTGACGAAGTCGCCATACTGAGCGAGCGTCACGGTGTAGTCCTGGTTCGCCAGCAGCGAACCGGACGGCGTCACGCCTTCGACCAGCGGCGTGGTCGCGAGCGGGATGTAGAAAGCCGAGCCGTTGCCGTTGGTGCCCGCGCCATTGTCGGGACCGGCCGCGCCGGCCGCGCCGCTCAGAAAATAGCGCCGAAACTTGGCGGTCTGCGTGCTGTTCGTGGGCAGCGGATAGGTCTGGCCGAACTTCTCCAGGTGGAGGTAAGGCATGGCCCGCTTAAGCATACGCACGACAGAGTAGGCGGCAACGGCGGGGGAGATATCGCCATAAGAAGTGATCGCGACCATGATGGCCTCCAGTTAAGATCAAACTGCGTTGGCGAACGCTACAAACGCCGCGTCGAAATCCTCGGGCGAAGCTTGCTGGACGACCGCCGTCCGTTTGGAATTGACTGGGGCCAACGCAGCTGCCGCTTTCTTGGCAGCTGGGGACAGCTCACTTTCCGTCTTTGCAGGTGTGGCGACCTTGGCAGTAGGAGCCCCGACGCCGCTATCCTTGCGATACCGATTGACAAGGTCTGCGATCTCGTCAACTGTTCCGTCCGAAATAACACGGTTGTACGCTGGCTGTAAATAGGCAGGTTGCTTGCCAGCCCACTCAATCACCTTATCCCGTACATCATCGTAGTCAGGGATGGTGGTGTGGAGCGCAGTCTCATGCCGATCATCGGCCATGCTCTCCAGCATCGCGAACCGAGGCCCCACGGACTTGGCGATCTCCGCGAAGACATGGTCGGTGACCTGACGCGCCTGAACGCGCAGCATCACCTGCGCGGCGCGCATGACATCGGGCCAGTCTTCCTGGAACTTGGTGAGGAACGTCACTTCGTCCGAGGTGAATAGCGGCGTAGGCGCAACCGGCTCGGTCGCGGCTTCCTGCGCCGTGGGCGTAGGCGCTGTCTTCTCATCACCCCGCACGGCCTTCGCAAACTTGGCCAGCAAATCCGCTTCACGGTCAGTGACCGACGCTTCGGTCTCGGTCTCGGTCTCGGTCTCGGTCTCCGCAGCCTCGGCCGCCGCCTTTTCCTCGGGCGTCAGGTCTTCGAGACCCGTTTCCTCGGGGACCGTCGCGGCCGGCGCGGCCTCCTGCGCCGTGGCCACCTTCTCAACCGGCTTGGTTGCAGCCGCAGCCACGGGGATCGTCAGTCCCTCCAGCGGAATGGGCTTGTCGCCCAACGCCGCCAGTTGCTCGAAGGCCGCTCCGAAGTCGTCCATGCTTTCCTTGGTCTCTTGCGCGGTCGCCATTTACCTACTCCACCATGGTTCCGGCTATGGGCCGGGTGATCAGTCTCAGGAGGTTCGCGTACGCGGCTGCCTCCCCCTGCTTCTTCATAAAGCCTTCCTGTGGCACTGTCACCAGCTCAGCCTTGCTGTCCTCCAGGCATATCCCCAGGAGCTGGACTACCCATCCCACCTCCGTTGTTTGCTTGTGCAGTTGGAGCTGCCGGATCAGCTCCGACCTGTCCTTGCGGGTTGAGATTGACATTGTTCAGTCCCTTTTCGAGTAGGTCGAGCACCGCCTTGACGGTCGCGGCGTCCGCCGTGGCCGTGTTTTTCTGCCCCTGCGAAATGTTCTTGAAGGCGTCGGACAGGAGCTTGCGCACCGTCGCCTCCTGAACCTGCTGCCGCTGATCCTGCTGCTGCTGGGCCTGCTGATCCTGCTGGGCCTGCCGCCGAACAGCCTCTTCCTTGCTGACCAGGACATCCCCCATGTCGCGAGATTTGATCCGCACCTCAATGAGTTTGCGCGCGTCGATATGGATCATTTCTTCGGGCTTGAGCGTGGCCGTGAGCTGATCCGCCTGGATGCAGCGCATCTCCTTGGCGATCAGTGACGTCGCCCCGCGCGCGATCACGTCGTAGTCGCCCTCGGGCGTCTGGGCCACGTTCAGCTTCTTGTTGAACTGGACGACGCTCTCAATGACCGACTGCGTGAATGCGTCGAACGCACGCACGATGTCCTTGAACGGCAGCGCCGCGTCGCCGCGCAACATTGACGCGCCGGCCGCCGTGCGCATGGGCTCGCTCGGGCTGTTGGCCATGTCGCCGCCCGTCATCGGCCCCACGAACGTCTCCGCGTCCGCGAACTTCATGAACAGCTCAATGATCTTGGTTAGCTCCGGTAGATGGCTGTCGATCCCGACATTGCGCACGGCGGGGAACTGGGCCGTCGCGTCGCTGCCCTCGCGATACCACACCTTGTACGCGGACGTGGATGTCAGGTCTTGATCCTGCCGCAGAAGGTCCGTGTTCAACTCCAGCTGGGGTCCGCAGACGACCGACGCGTTGTCGAGCAGCATGCGCGTCGCGGCGCTGATCGCCATCTGGCTGTCACGGATGGCGTTGGGCAACCCGAAGCCGATGGGCGAGGTGTCATCCTCATCGAACAGGAATACGTGGGTGGTCTTGACGTCGGCGTCGAGCATCCTCCACGGGTTGATCGTCGCCCGGATCACGTTGCCGTCCAGCATCCCGATCTCGGCGTCGAGATCGTCCGCCAGTTTGTCGTCCGGGACGTCGCAGCCCGCGAGACGCAGATACTCACCCGACACCGCGCCGTGCCAAGTGATCATCTCGTACTTCATCGTCTCGGACTTCATCTCGTTGACGTTGACCTTGACGCCCATGGCCCGCAGCTCGGTCTCGAACGGCTGAGCGCGGTAGTTGCCCTGCGGGTTGCGCTGAAGAAATGTCCTGATCTGATCCGGGAAATAGTCGGCGCGATCCATGAGCTTGCGCACCTGCGCGCGGGACATTACCGTACGCGTGAAGTGCCCGTCCATGCTCGCGAAAGTCTTGGCCGAGAGGTCCGGGTAGAAGTCCCAGACCGGCAGAAACTCAAAATGCGGCTTGTAGACCTTCTTCGAGCGCGGGTACGGCACGCCGTCCACCTCGTCCCACACCACGGCGCGACCCTCACGGACCATCGGCCCCTTGAGGACGCCCAGGCCGTAGAGAATGCCCGACCGGATGACGTCTCGGTTCAGTGAGATGTAGTCCTTGCTCTGGTGACCGCCCAGTTCCTGGAGCTGGTCGTCGATCAGCCGCTCCAACTGTCCCACACGGCCCGCCATGAACTCCTTGATGGCGTTCTGCGCGTACTCGACGTCGAGTTTGGGCTGCGTTCCCGCGTCCTCGTCCCGCTGTTTGGCCTCCTGGAGAGCCTGTTTCACCTCGTCGAGCGAAATATCCGCGTCCGGGTCGGCCGACAGCTCCCAGTTGCGCTCGTTTCCGGGGAACATGAGGTTCATCAGCCGAGAAAGCACCGAAATACACTTCACACGAGTGATCCGGGGGTAGGCTTTCGACCGATTGACGCTCAACTCCTTCTCGATCTCGGGGTCGTAGATGCCCAGATACTGCCGCTGGTTGCGCAGCCACCGCAGTTCCGCGATGCGCCGGTCACTGACGTACTGCATGAACAGGTGATTGAGGTTCTGCCCCAGCTGCCGCAGGTTTGCCGCGTCAATTTTCTTGACCGGGGAGCCTTCCGCGGAGGGCACCACGACCGCAGGCGGCTTGATCTCGGCTAGGGCGGTCGCGTAAGTCTGGGCCATGGGTTCATCTCACGTGATAGCTGCGTCCCGAGAAGGTCGGCGGCCTGAATGCGGACGGACCATACCGCTGCTCGCGCTCGGTCTGTCGGTGGAAGTATCGTAGCAAGTATCCGCCGCTGTCGCCAGAGTGCGACCACTGGTTCTTCTCGGGCTCCGCACCCTTGATGATGTCCTTCTTCTGGTCCATCGTGTACCGCCAGCCGCCCTTGAGCGCCCGGATGAGCACCCGGCAGCTCGGGTCGATCTGGAGCGCCGGCTTACCTCCGACCAGTCTGGTCAGGAAGTGCCGGTAGGCGTCCAGCCGCAGCGGCAGCCGGTTGTTAGTCTCGGCCTCGACCCGGAAGTGCTTCTGGAATGTCTTGACGACGGTGCCCTTGTCGTTCTGGTTGCGGAACGATCCCGCTGGGTCGGGCGCGATCACCACCCGCGCGCCTGGGCACCGCTCCCTGAGCGCCGGCTTGAGCCGCCGCGAGATCAGTTCTTCCGCCGACATGCCCGCCTGCACCAGCTCATGCAGGATGTTGATGGCCCCGTCGTCATCCTGCTGACCCAGGTACATGGCCGAGCCCGCCAACCCAGGGTCGAGCCCGACCACGACCGTGCGGTACGGGTCGAAGACCAGCCGCGACTTGGCGACGTGCATGCTCTCAATGAAGTCCGTGATCACAGGCGTGCCCGCGATGCTGAACCCCCACTCCGCTTTCACGAACTGGTTGATCCAGGCGCTGCTCTTGCCCTTGATCAAGTTCGTGTAATACTTCGCCTTACCCGGCAGGTTCTCGACATTCTCCGCGTCTGGACCCAGCGCGCTGGGTTGGAGGAAGTACCGGACGTTGTCGGGCCTGTCCTTGTGCAGATAGTCGAACCACCACTTGTCCTCGGTGCTCGGGTTCGACGACCCCCACATGCCCCAGTTCGACACAGGCGTGCCATCGGGCATCTTATAGCGCCCAACGCGCGCCGAGAGCGCGTCGATGATCGGCTT